TGGCACATAGGATCCAATCACATCATATGTGTGATTGGTAACAATCATAGGAATACCTGCTTGTCCTAGTTTCAATGTCAATACTCTGAATGCACCCTTAATCAACTGTGATTTGGTCATGTCCCTGACCTGTTTATCATTAGAGATGTCTTCCATCTCCTTTGATGTACTCAGCATACCAAGACTGTCAAGAACAAACATCAATGGTTGACGCTCCTCTTTTGGTTCTTTCATATACTTGTCAACGATCCTAGTTGCTTGAGTTCTAAACTCTTCGATAGTAGCAACAGGGAAGATCACCATACGCTTTGAATCAATTCCTCTGGTCTCAATGATATCCTTGCTGAGAGCAGACTCAGACTCAAAATAAATAACCCCACCGTCGCTATTGTTATCAAGAAAGTTACGTACAACGCTAAGGGCAAAGAAAGTCTTCCCTGTTGACGACTCTCCAGCAAGTGCTGTGACTTTATTAGAGGGGATACCTCCAAATAAAGAACCACTAACGACAGCGTTGAAAATATAACTGCCAGTATCAACAAAGCTGGATGTATCTCCAGCAGCCACTCCGTCAGAGACCTTACTTGCAAATTCATTACCACTATCCTTTATAACATTATCTAGGAATCCCATCGGTTACCTCACTTTGGTACATATTAACATAATCATAGTCTTGTGACAAGAGCCTAGCAGCAGACATTGCTGTTGCCCTATCCTCAAAGACTTTTATTTGTTTTGCTTCAAGTGCTTCCACTTGTGCATCCTGATATGTGACTGTCCACACTGTTTTACTCATTCAAAAAATCTCCCTAGTGTAATTTTATGCTCATGTGTCCATCCTACACACTCTAACACATTTTTCAATGGGTCGAGGAAGGATTTCTCGTATTGTGTTTGGTAGTCCACATACTTTTGGATACCAAACTCTTCTGGAATTTCAGCAAAGAAACTGATACAGTTCTCATGGATAGGATTTGGTGTCTTCAAGTACATAAACTTGATCTTCTCACCTTCCTGTATCCTTTGATGCTTGTTTTCGATACCATACTTTTTCAAGTAATAGTTGTAGAGGAGTGCTCCCCGAACGTGGATCGGTGTGCCTTTACTATAGATGTCAGTTCTGTGCTTATACTTTTCAAGGTTGTTAACGCCTCTTGGGAATGCGACTTCTTCATAGGGTCTATTGCTTGTTTCTGTTCGCACGTCATTGACAAATGAGATAAGTTCATCATTTGTTTTGCCGATAATGATCTTAAAAGCTGCATACAACTTGTCCCTGAAATATTGTGGTGTAGATGACCTAGCGGTCTCAAGTCCCATGATTTTCATCTTTGGTTCTTTGTACCTGACTCCTTCCGAGTCCCATACGTTTAATATGTATCGCTTTTTAGCAGTCCATATACCCCTGTCAGCGATGTTCTCTCGCTTCATGATCATCTTTTGGTCATACGCCGAAACATACGTTGCAAGTTCCTCATATGAGGCATCAATGAACGGTTCCAACTTATCCTTGCAGACCTTATCAAGAAGCTCCACGATCCGAACCTTATCGTCAGACTTATTACCAAAAAATTTATCAACAACAGGTCCGAGATTAAGATATATTGAGTCGGTGTCAGATGCAATGACATAATCTACTTTCTCTGTAGAGAGTAGTTTATTTAGATAATCATTCATCTTGTTCTCAATCCACCTGATAGAGACCTGACCAGATAGAGTGATAGCCTCAGCATTAGCAAGACGATAGTATCTAAAGTGTTCGTTGCCGATAGCACCATAAGCAGAGTTCAAAGAAATCTTCTTTGCCATCTGAATATTGTTACAACGAGCAATCTCCTTAGAAAGTTCAACAGTAGGAGTTTTCTCGTACTGTTTCTTTGCCTCAATCATCTTCTTCTTAAAGATGACCCTAGAGTCATACATCTTCTGCATCATCAACGGCAAGAAACCATACTCATCCTTCCTGTACTGTGCTCCATTGGCACACACAGCAAACTCACCATCAATCTCTACCTCTTTTTGAAGTATTCGATCAACTGTAACTGTTGGGTGTCTGTCATCCGTGAGGGTCTCTGGTGAGATATTGTATTGCATAATAAGGTGAGGGTAGAGACTATTAAGGTCAAAATTAACCACCCAATCATAGCGTCCTGTTTTTGGTTCCTTGACATATGCTCCTGCGTACTTCTCAGTTTTGGTTGCACTCTCTTTCTTAGGGGGAATAGCAATCTTACGTTTGTTTAACTCACAATAGATGTAGTTGTCCCACATTCTTACCTGAGAGAATACATCCTCGTAGTTTACCTTAGCATCATATGCCATAGTGAATGCAAGATCAAGAAGTTTCATCTTGTCATCAAGTTGATCTACCAACCTAACATCATGGATGTTGTAATCAATAAACTTCTGCCAATCATTCTCGTAGAACTCTTTGAATGTATCAAACTCACTGTGATCTAACTTTCTCGCTCCAAGTTCAACCATACAGATGTGATCCAACCTATAGCTTGCTTGGTTTGTATAAGTGAATTTCCTGTATAGTTCGAGGTAATCCAGAGTTGAAATTCCTGGAAGATCGTAAGCGATTTGTCTACGTCCTTTGATGTAGATTTCCCTCGAAGATATAAGCTTCCAAGGACTAAGAGACTTAGTAGCCTTTTCACCGAGTAACCTATCAATACGCCTAGCGATATAGGGAATATCAAACAACTGTACGTTCCAACCCGTAATAACATCAGGACAATTTTCATTCCAGTACTGCAAAAATGCTGTTAACATGGACTCTTCTGTTCTGAAGTGCATGTAATCTACATCATCATGCTTGTTATCAAACGGTCTCGCACCAAAGACAACAATGCGACCAGAATAAGAGTCCTTAATACTGATCGCTAATATTTCTTGGTCTGCTGATTCGATGTCGGGGAACCCATTCTCAGCAGCAGTTTCAATATCTATGTTGAATACACGTATCTTTGAAGTATCATACTTGATCTCATCCTCTGGATGTTCCTGAGTGATGTATTGATATAAGTAACGAGTGTTCCCATGAATATCAAAGTCAGGAACTTCTTTATATTCTTTAATGAATTCTTTAGCAGAATTGATAGACCCCATCTTCATAGGTTCTACACATCCCCCTTCGAGTGTACGCCACTCAGTATAATTTTTTGTAGGAACATACAGGGTGGGATTGAAACCCACCCTATATGAAAATGCGCTACCTGCATCATAACCACGCACTAGCAAGCGATTGCCAGCTTGTTCAACGTTAGTGTAGAACTTCATTCAGATTCAATGTAACGAGCGAGAACTTTTTTACTTGGATTAACCAAGACTAGTATATCAGATGATCGTATAACAACGTCAGACTCATCAGAATGAGGAGGCCATGATATCAATTCACCGTCATCTTTTACTTGTTTAGCGTGGGATAGTACACAGTCAGGATCACCCAACTCTACCCCACCCAATTCCTCAACTCGTGCTACTACCCACTGGTCCCGCAGTAGCAGCAGCTGCACTCGATTCTCCTGTTGTTCCTCCGCCATTTAAAATGTCCTCTCCATTATTAGGTAGGAAACTTAGATCAACTCCAGCTTCCTTCAATTTCTGTACATAGTTTGTCATGATCTCTTGGTTTGGAGGCATGGCAGTTACCACATGTTGTGGATTTAGTCGGAAATCTTCATAGGGTGTGAAGACATTCCAACGGCGATAGTTCACACGATAAGTAGCTTCGGGTGAATTTGGTTCACCTTCTACTTCAAGCTCTGTGATCAAAGGATATAGCATTTGATATGCTACAAACTTATCATCCTCACGAACCTGAGAGAAGTTGCAAATAACATTCTCACCTGACGCTAAAGTCACGATACGAATGTTGTGTTGAATTGGTGCAGACTGAGCACCAGCAGCTGAATCCGTCATAATTTATTTTCTACGGTTTTTATAGTATACATCATATTTAATTAATTGTCAAGTCAAAGCCAATCCTTTCTAGCATGATGCTCTGGAATGACTTTGCCTAGTGTAACAGAAAGAAGACCATCTTCAAAGACAACAGTTGTGATTTCAACATCTTCAGAAATAGTCCAAGACCTTTTAAAAGATCTCTGTGCTAATCCTTTATGATAGTATTCTTCCTTAGTGTCTTTGGGTTCTTTCTTGCCTTCTACAAACAGTTTACCATATTCTGTGTAAACTGCAACCTCTTCTTTCTTGAAACCAGCAAGAGCGATCTCTAATCTAGATTCAACATTGTTTAGTTGTACTAGATTGTATGGTGGATAGTTGTCTGTTCTTGCTTCATTAAAAAACCCCTCGAAAAAATCATCCATTCCGATAGAGTTCTTGTTTATTCTTTCTAGTAGCTGTGGTAAATCAGCAGCGTGATACCTTTGTAGGTTGCTCATGATAGTTCTCCTTATTAAGCGAGTGTGATTGTGTCCCTTACGGCGACACTACTATTTAATCTCACTATAACTTAGTTGACAACAGAATTATTTTCGCAAGATCCGTATCTGTTGTTTCGGTTTTCCTGATATATTTAAAGTTGTATTCATTAAAAAGATCAAACGCTAGGGTATACCGAACCTTCGAACTTTGATTAGTATCAACTCTATGCTGTAACCATGAAGGAAACAAAGTGACAACACCTGGTTCATTCTTAACTTGAAAATACCCATGATATAAACTGAACAATGGTATCCAATAGTCTGTAGTAGTATATGGATTAAGGTCATGTAATGCCATGTTTCCACTAACAAAAGCATTCTCATGTAAGGCATGGGAATGCATTCCAATATTTTGTCCTGGTTCTAATCTAGCAAACCATCCTCTGATCCATATATCTTTTCTATCTAAATGCTCAACCTCAATACTTTCACAATACTCAACGTAACTATCGTAGATATGATCTCTTAATATTTTAAAGACTGATTGAGACCAAGTAAAAAGATTGTACTTAGTCCATAAAGATTTCCAATTGGCAGCAGATAGAAACTTTGTCTCCTCTATCTGACCCAAGTAAGACTGGTTTGCTATGACTCTTATTTCTTTTGCGAGTAAAGAATCATACTCATCACAAAAAACGTGTGCATCTACAGTAGGTGCAAACGGTGACTTAGGTTCCCAAGTTTTCCAACGGTGTATCTTATCAAGTCTTGATTTAATTACAAGATGATTGAGATCATTATCAATGATTTGCATTATGAAGGTTCTGTCTTCTTCCTTCCAATATTATACTTACTTTCTAATGTCCAGTCATCCTTTTCTTTGAATGCCAGAACCTTAATTTGATTTAGTGGTGCTAGTTCAGTTACCTTATCAGCATCAGAAATCTTAATTAAACCCCAGTCTGATAACAACTGAATAATTCTGTTGCGACGTTGAACATCGTTAATACTTAAATTTGTTTTCTTACCATCTAAAGCAAATAGTTCTTTGAAATGAACTATAAAATACTTGCCCTGCTTATGTAGAATATGACAGGACTGATAAATCTTTTTTTCTTTACGAGATGCTACACCAATCCTAGTTAGAGTCTCTCTTACCTTTAGAAAGTCATCAGGTTCACTCAGTAATACTTCAATCATGTCTGATTGTTTCCACTGGATCTCAGTTTCGACGCTCATTTTTGCCACCCTTTCTCAATGAATATTTGATATGTTCAAGTTGATCCTTTGTGAGAATTCTGAGTGCTTGTAGAGCTTTATCATCATTATAACCATAATACTCTTTAACTACATCAATATAATCAATAGAATCTTTACGTGCCCATGGCGAAAAACGCTTTCTAGGCTTCAAACTATTTATGTAAAAGTCATACTGCATCTTCTTTGGAAGATGTGAAGACTTATTCATCTCATTGGAATAAAGAATAGCATCAGTGAACGATGAAAGACATCTGTTCACGACGTAGGGGGTATACTTTTTTTCTGCATCAACATCATCCACCATCAGATTCT